CTCCAGATCAACGCCAACGCCCTCATCGGCGTTGGCTCAGGCGATGAATTCGCCTACATCAATTCGGACAGCCCTCCGAATGCGCAGTACACGCAGATCAAGGTCAGGACGCAGATCGCGGCCGACGATGGCGGCCCGGTTGTCCGGGGCAACCAGCTTGCAGGCACAGGATACCTGCTCGACACCGACGGCAGCACGCTTGGCATCTTCCGCATGGAAGGCACGCCGGGCTTTGCTCACGTAGGCATCGGCACGACGTTCTCGTACTCGGCGGCTGCCAACGACGTGCTGCGTCTCATGGTGGACGCCAACAGCAATCTCGTCGGGTCTATCAACGGCACGAACCGAGTCAGCGCGACCGACTCGAACTTCGCATCTGGCGTTGCGGGGATCTTCACCCACGCCTCGGGCACGATATACGACGACTTTGAGTCTGGCGACTTTACGGTCGCCGCTAACATTACCGGCACGGCTACGGCAGGGATCACCGAGACCGACATCGTCGCAGGCGGCAAGACGGTCATCGCCACCATAGACGGCGACACATACGTTCCACTGAATTCAACGGCGCTCATTGCGCTGCGCGGGAACCCGCAGGCGAACAACGCCGCCAACGGCGGCAACGTCGTCTTGACTTGGGACACAGGCGGCAATGCTCCGCAGACCGGAGACTGGGTCATCATCTTCGGCGGCCACGGCAACGCGGTCACGACTCTGCTTCCGCCGGGTGTGAACGCGGTCAACGATGGAACCTTCACGAATATCGCGGCCCACACTGGCTCGGCTCCCGTTGTAGGGGCGTGGAAGAAGAAGATGGGGGCGACGCCTGATCTCAAGGCGACATGCAGCGGTGCCGGAAGCGCGTCCGATGGTGTGGCCTACATCGGTTACGTGTTGCAGAACGTCGATCCAGTAACGAGCGAAGACGCGAGTGTCACGTTCAATAATTCCTCCAGTACGAATCCGAATCCGAATTCAATCACGACCGTTACCGATGGCGCTCTTATCATCGCCGCCGCCGCCAGCAGGGTAAACGATACGAGCCCGGGTACGGTTACGAACTACGTCAACCAGATCACATCGGCAGGGAACGACACCAACCCGATGACAGTGTCGGCTCTGGTGAAGCTCAAAACCACAGCTGGAGCGGACGACCCGGCAGCCTTCAGTAGCTGGTCAACCGGTGTGTGGAACGCCTTCACGATGGCTTTCCGCCCTCGCGTCGACACGCCGTTCAACAACAGCCGCCAGAATTTCATCAACGGCATGGACTCGGCGCAGGCAGAGGCCCACGGATGGGATGCCGAGGTCAAGGCCAAGATCGCCGTCACTGACGTCGTCAGGACAAACAACACCGTCGTCACGGTCACTCTTGACGCCGAGGCTGCCTACGACATCACGGCGAACGAGACCATCACAGTCACCGTTCCGGCCGACATTCTTGTCAGCAACGCGAACGTCGTGGGTACGCCGACTTTTGTCGTCGCTACTGCCGGCGGAGGCACGGTGACGATCAAGTACACGCAACTCGAGCACGCGGTCCGCGGCTCGTTTCGATCAATCATTCTGGGAGCGAGGCACTGATGCACTACCTTGCTCTCTACAACGCCTCCGCTGTGATCCGGTTTCCGCTCGTCAAGCGGAACTCGGTGGACCTGGCAGTCAAGGCCGACATCACGAATACGGCCAACGGAGACGTGAATTTCAGCAAGGACGGCGGCGCCCAGTTCAACCCTACGAACAACCTGAACATCGTCACCGGCACGACGTGGAACATCACGCCCAATGCCAACGACCTGACGTGCAGGGAACTGATCGTCATGGTCAGGAACAACACGGCAGTCGAGGACCAGTGGTTGACCGTGCGGACCTACGGGAACGCCTCGGCCTACTACCAGTGGAACATGGAGACTGCCAATCTCCCGGCCGACCTGCGACAGATCGTCGGCACGGCAGTAGCGGCCCCGCTGCAGAGCGGTATCCTCGACGTGAACGCGAAGAACGTGAACAACGTGGCGGCCAACACGAACTTGGCCGTCGACCTCCGCCAGATCGTCGGGGCCGCGGTGTCGGGCCCGGCTACGGCCGGCGTGCTGGACGTCAACATCAAGAACGTGAACAACCTCGTCTTCAACGCCAACGTGGCGCAGTTCGGAGCGTCCGTGGTGAGTTTCGTGAACAACTCCATCACCGCGCTTGCCTTCAACGCCAACGCCATCACAGGTGCCAAGGTAGCGAATGACGTCGACATCAGAAGCGTAACGGGCAATGTCGGTAACGTCACGGGGAACATCGGCGGCAACCTGGCCGGCTCCGTGGGCTCCGTGACCGCCAACGTCACGGTCGGAACGCTGGCGTCCAACGTCATCAAGGAAACGACCTTCGATGCGACGGCGGGTTCCTTCTTCCCGCTCGCCATTTCGGATCAGGGTATCGCCCAGAACTCCACGGCCGCCAGCTTGAAGATTCGCTCGGGAGCGCCGTTCAATGCCAACGAGATCGTAGGCTCGAAACTGGTCCTCACCAGCGGCAATGGCGTCGGCCAGTCGCGCGTCATCCTGTCCTACAACAACGCCAACAACACGGTGGCCGTCGATACCTGGACGACCACGCCGAGCAACAACGCCGCCTACAAGATATTCGCGGACGACCTGTTGACCGCAGATGCCGTCATCAATCGCCTGAACAGCAACGTCATCGTGAACAGTGTCGTCGGCAACGTGGGGAACGTCACAGGGAATGTAGGAGGAAGCCTCGCCGGCAGCGTTGGATCTGTCACCAACAACGTGACCGTGGGCAGCATGACGGTGAACTCGCTCAAGCAGTTCTTCAACGTCAACAGCACCACGAACTACGCATCGTCTGTCGCCGGCTCGGTCGTAAAAGAGATAGCCGACAACGCAGGAGGCAGTTCGCTTACCGTTGACTCGATCATCGCTCGCCTAAACAGCAACGTGGTCGTCAATACGGTGGTCAATAGCGTCGGGTCTGTCAGTGGAGACGTGAGCGGCAATGTCGCCGGCAGCCTGGGGTCGATCACCGCCAATGTGGCGAAGCAGTTCTTCAACCTGAACTCTGGAGTCACCTACGCGAATGCGGTTGCTGGCTCCGTGGTCAAGGAGATCGCCACCAACGCAGGGGGCGCAGCGGCGCCTACCGTGGATGCCATACTGGCTCGATTCAACAGCAACTTGGCGCTCGGGGATCAGACGTTCAACCTGACCGGATCGGTGACAGGGAATGTCGGCAATGTCACCGGCAATATCGGAGGCAGCGTTGCCGGTAGCGTGGGTTCGGTGGTGTCGAACGTCAACAGCCAGTTCATCGCGAACAACGGCATCTTCGCGGCGTCGTTCAACTCGAACGCGCTCACAGGAAGAGCGGTGGCAAACGACGTCGACATTCGCAATGTCAACGGCAATGTGACCGTAGGCACCCTTGCGGCCAACTCGATCACGGCAACCGTGTTCAACTCCAACGCCATCACGGAACGCGCCTACAACTCGAACGCGATCAGCGGGCGCGTCGTCTTCAACGATGTCGACATTCGCAACGTGAACGGAAACGTGGCCGGAACAGTGGGTAGTGTGACCGGGAACGTCGGAGCAGTGACCGGCAACATCGGAGGCAACGTAGCCGGATCGGTCGCCAGTGTCACCGGCAACATCGGCAACGTAACCGGCAATATCGGCGGCAATCTCGCCGGAAGTGTCGGTTCCGTAACGGGAAATGTAGGAAACGTGACCGGCAACTTGGGCGGCACCGTGGCTGTCGTCATCAACCTGAACGCTCAGTTGGTAGACGCCGCGGTCAGCACCCGGGCTACACCGGCACAGGTCAAGACTCAAGTCGTCGCGGCTCTCGCTACCGACACCTATTCGTCGCCTGCGCAGGGAACGCCGCCGGCCGGGCCAGACCTCGCCAGCAAGATCAGCTACCTCTACAAGTTCGCGATCAGCAAGGTCACGCAGACCAACAACACGCTGTCGGTCTTCAATGCCGACGCCTCTACCGTGGATCACAAGGCCACGGTATCAGACGACAACACGACCTACACGCGCGGCAACATCGTGAGCGGGCCGTAATGCCGCTCGACACACGCTCGAAGCGCGCGTCGTCGGTGCAACTGATGAAGCCGTCCTTCGTTTTCCCGCCGATGCCGGATGGCACGATCAGCCAGGGCGACCAGCAGCACACGGCGCTCAACTACAGCGGCATTCCGGCAGGGAGTTTCGTTCCGCCGCCTGTGAACACATCGACAGGCGATTACATCACAAGAGCTCGCAGACGCGGGCGCAGATAGGAGAGCAACACCATGGCATTGCAATTCGCAAACGCTTTCGATAACAACGACGTGTCAATTTCAAGAACTTCGTTGAGTTTCGTGAACGTTGTTCTTTTCGGAGACGGGTCGAGCACCGACGTATCCATAGATTTGTCTCAGTCTCCCTTCAACCTCGACTTCAAAGGTAACCCAGCGCAGGCTGTGATTTTGCACGAGACGGTTCCAATGACCGTATCTCTCGTAAAGCACACTCTCACATTGACGCTTGCTTCCGCTCTGGGTGCGGCAGATTCGGCACAAGCGAATATCGGACTGAAATACGAATAGGGAGACATCATGGCAACTATCAACCCAGTCATCACCGACCTCTCTATCAACGGAGACAGGTCAGTGCTGAAGGTCGTCTGGAATGGCCTGAACAGCACGAACAACGTCGGGGCCTCGATCGCCTTCGCCGAATACGCCGACCGCAGCTTCCACATCAACGGCACCTTCAACAACGCCACATGTGCCATAGAGGGATCAAACGATGGCGGAGGAAACTTTCAGCCTCTTACGGACCCGCAAGGAACTTCGATCAGCAAAACCTCCGCGGCGCTTGAACAATCTGAAGAGGCCGTTGCTTTGGCGAGACCTAATCTGGGCAACACCGCGGGAGCAGTGACAGACATCACGGTTTCCGCCGTGATCCGCCGCGTCAACACGATGCGGCAGTAGCCAGTGGCGCGTTCCGACGACTTCGCCCCGGCGCCGACGAGCGCTGACGACCCTGATCTGCACGCGATTGCCGAAGCCCTATCCGGGGAACGCAAGGAAGCGATCAACTGGCGTTCTCAGACAGGCATAGAGACTCAGTGGCAGGAGGACGAGGAGTTCTATCAGGGCATCGACGACGTCAATCGGGATGAAGCCCGCGCCACTTGGGGCACCAAGCCGCCCGGTCAGTCGACGCCTCCGACGATCCAGACGTCGAAGAGCAAGGTCTTCCCGAACATCACCAGGCCCTACGTCGACGCGGCTTCGGCGCGTATCGCCGACATGCTATTGCCGAACGACGACCGCTCGTGGGGCATCAAGCCCACGCCGATCCCGGATCTCGTGGACGTGGCCGAAGGCAACATGCCAGAAGGCCTACAGCAGCAGGCAGCCGCCATGGGTGCCGACCCGCTCCAGCTGCAGCAGCAGGCCCAGAAGATGATCGCCGAGGCCACGCAGAAGGCCGAGGCAGCCCAGGATCAGATCGAGGACTGGCACGTCGAGGGCCAGTGGACAGCAGAGGTCAGGAAAGTCATCGAGGACGCCGCCCGCATCGGGACTGGCGTCCTGAAGGGCCCTGTCCCGGTCAAGCGCCGCATCATTGCCCTTGGCGAGGCGCAGGGCCAGCAGCCCGACCAGCAGAACGTCCTGCAGAAGATCATCGGTGGCATCAAGTCGCTCTTCAACGCCGCCCAAACCGCCATCACGACGCTCATCGTGAAGGAGGAGATCAAGCCGGCGTCGAATCGCGTCGACCCCTGGAATTGTTTCCCCGACCCGTCGTGCGGCGAGAACATACACAACGGTTCCTTCTTCTGGGAGCGCGACTACCTGACCCGCAAGCAGGTCGAGGACCTGCGCGACGGCATGGGCTATCTCAAGGACGAACTCCAGAAGTGCTTGGAGGAGGGTCCGCAGAAAGCCATCGCCGATACGAAGAAGAAAGACGAGCAGCCCGAGGACAAGCGCTTCGAGGTCTGGTATCGGTACGGCACCCTGAATCAGGCGCAGATGGGCGTGGCCGGCTGCAAGTGCGAAGACCAAGGCGACAGCATTCCGGCAATCATCACGATGATAAACGACCGCGTCGTTAAGGCGGTCATGAATCCGCTGGACTCAGGCGAATTCCCCTACGACGTCATGCCGTGGCAGCGCAAACAGGGCATGCCGTGGGGTAACGGTGTCGGACGTCACGGCCGGACGCCGCAACGCATTACCACGGCCGCCGTGAGGAACATGATGGACAACGCCGGCCTTTCGGCTGGCGTGCAGATCGTCATGGGCACTCAGATCGAGCCCGCCGATGGCACGATGACGTTGACGCCCAGAAAGATTTGGCGGTTCAACGAGGACGCGGACAACGACGACGTCAGGAAAGCCATGACGTTCTTCGACATCCAGAGCCGCCAAAAGGAACTCCTCGAGATCGTGCAGTACGGAATGAAGCTCATGGAGGACGCAACCGGTCTTCCGATGCTGCTCCAAGGCCAGCAGGGAACGGCACCCGACACCGTCGGAGGCATGACGATGCTCTTCAACAACGCCTCGGCAGTGCTGCGCAGACTCGCCCGGACGTTCGACGACTACATCACCAAGCCGCACATCAGGCGCTACTACACCTGGATTCTCCAGTACGGAAAGGACAGCCAGAAGGGCGACTTCTCGATCGACGCCCGCGGCTCAACTGCTCTGGTAGAGCGCGACCTGCAGACCCAGCACATACCGGAAATGCTCAAGGCGGCCGGGAACCCGATCTACGGCGTCGACCCGAAGAAGGCGATGAACCAGTGGATCAAGGCCATGCGCTTCAACCCGGCCGACTGGGAATTCGACGACGACAAGTGGCAGCAGATCGTCGAGCGTCTGAGCCAGAAACCAGCCGATCCGCGTGTCGAGGTACAGAAGATCAAGGAACAGGGCCTTGTACAACGCGAAGAGGCCGACCGTCAATTCGAGGGCGCGCAGAAGGAGCGCGACCGTCAGGTGGATGTACTGCTCAAGTCGATGGACGAGCATCTTGAGGCGATGAAGCTGCAGGGCGTGGGCGAGCAGACGATCCAACAGATCAAGGCCGACCTCGCCGAGCTCGCGATGAAGCTGCGCACGCAGCAGCAACTCGCCGCCAACGACAACGCCATCGAACTCCACAAGCACCACAATCCGCCGCCTGTCATCAATCCACCGGTTGAGCCTCCGGGGCGCGCGGCACCCGGGAAGGCATTTCAGGCATGAGCGGAGAAATACAGGTAGTCCAGCCCACGCCAGAAGAAAGGGCTACTTGGGACAAACGCGCTGACGGTTCCCAGAAGGGCTTGGGTTACTTCGGGTTGATGAAGCGTCCAGACGGTCAGGTGTCGAGCGAACTCTCTATCGGCGTGAATCTCGGCGGCAAGGAAATGGAGATACCGGCGATTGTCCCGACACTGACTCGCGACGAACTCCAGCATCTACTCGGCGGTGGAGAACCCACACCAGAGATCGTGCGAAAGGCTTCAGATTTTGCCGCTCGTAGGATGCAGGGCGGACAGTCACCATTCGCGGGAGAAGGAGAGCAACTGCCTCTTCCAGAGATAGCGCAGCCGCAACCCGCACAGCCCGGCCTCATCAACCGCGCCATGCAAGGCATCAAGGACTTCAATCTGTTCGACACCCTGCACCCGCAAGGCACCGGCAGCACGCAGCGCGGCTTCAACAACATCTACCCGAAACCATGACAGAACCAGTCCTCACCGAAGGCGACCGCAACAACGCCACATGGAAGCGCCTGCAAGACCATTACGAAAAAAGACTCGCCCAACTTCGCGAGCGCAACGACAAGCCGCGCTCGCATGACGAAACGCTCTCACTGCGCGGCCGCATAGCCGAGGTGAAGGAATTGCTCGCCCTTGGCACCAACAAGCCGATCACGCCGTCCGAGGACGAGTTGTTCAAGGATTGAGTAATTCCCAACGCATCACTCAAAGGCCCCTTCCCGGGGTCTTTTCATTTGGAGAACGCCACCAGTGACCACAGAAGCAGTAGCGACTGAAGCAGCGAACGAAGCAAGTTTCGGAGCAGGGTTCGACAAGGTATCGCCCTCGCTCTCCCTGGCCGCGCCTGACGCCGAGAAACCGGCACAGCCCGCCAAGGCAGCAGAGCCGACTCCGGCGCTTGCCGCGCCAGCGAAAGACGAGTGGGAAGGCGTGCCTCCCATGGTTCGCTCGACGCTGGAGACCATCAACGGCGCCGTCGGAAAGTTCGACCAGCGCCTGAAGGTGACAGAAGGCAGGGTCGGCGCCCTCCAGTCGCAACTCGCGACCGCGCAGTCGGTTCGCAAAGACGGTGGCGCAGCCCCGTCTGCCCAACAGATTCAGGATGCCCAGCACAGCGGCAAGGAGTGGACTGCCCTGCTGGAGGCGTTCCCCGATTTCAAGGCAGGTCTCGAAGAGAGGTTCAAAGACTTCGACACCCGCCTGCAGCAGCAAAAGCCGTTCGATGCGGACGGCCTCAGAAGTGACCTCCAAGGCTATGTCAGTGCCAGCACTCGCGAACTGCGCGAATTCGCGC